ACTGCAAAGATATTAAATTGAAAAATAATTCTATCCTAAACTACCCCCATTGAACTACCCTCAAAACCTCTCATTCCATTTCTTTAAATCGTTCATCCTATTCATCCAGCCTTTAAGGAAGACCTTTTGCGTAGGGTTGCTTTTTACTATTCTATGCAGGAAATCCTCCCTTTCCTTATAGAGTCTTTGCAAGAAGTCTTTTGGTGCGTTATTCAGCGCTTCTATGGTCTTTGCGCCTACCGCACCATCGGTTGTAACTCCCAGCATTCGTTGAGGTATTTTAATGCCATGAACACCACTTCCCCAAACCCAGTCTACAAGGGTATTGGCTATCGCTTGGCTCTTAATCTCATCGGCTTTCCATCTGTCCCAAAACAGCCTTTTTATTACTATATCCCAATCCGCATCGTTCATCTCCAAGAACCGCATATCCTTATCAGAACCAAACACCGAACGCCATACTGCATAAGTTATGCCCTTATTCGTATGGTAGCCTGTCTTTCCTTTATAAGGCGTAGGACATTTTACCCTGCTCGCTGTATCGTTTGCATCCCTTGATAATCCTCCTTCCCATTTTAGAATAAATGGTCTCAAACTTCTTATATCCGCCATATCATTTAAATTTATCAATTACCTTTTCCAGCCTCTCCCAAAGGAACATTCCAACGATGATCAGAATTAAATATATGATCCAACTTTCTGCTCGTTCTGATTGTTTCTCTTCTTTGGTTTGTTTGTGCTGTTCTTTCGCTTGTTTTTGTTCCTGCTTTTCTACTTCAACCCTTACTTGCTCTATGATCTTTACCACAGAGTCTTTTGCCTGTTTTTTGTCTTTAAAATAGACTTCTCCGTTAGCGCTTCCCTCTACGATGTTACCGTTGTATAGGAATTTAAACTGCACAGGCTCACTGCCTATCGGTTTTATCGCAAAATCCAAAGACTTCGTAAGGGTCTTAATATTAGCCGTTTCCTCGGTTTTCGTTTCTGAAACAGAGTCTTTCGTTACCGATTCCTTGACTTCGGTCTTATGCTCTTCTTTTTCCTCGTGTTTTCTTACTTTCCTCGCTCCACAACCTGCCATCAACAACGAAAACAACACAAAAAGCACCAGCAGGAGAACGCTAATCTTTAAGAGTTTAATTATTTTCATCACTTTCCGTTTTTTCCTTTAAACTTTCCAAATCACCAGTCTTCTCAAAATTCTTTATCTTCTTCAGAAGTCCACTCGGAGGGAATGCTCCGTTCGTTACTTTGTGCAAATTAACCGAAGCAGACCCAAGAGGATAAAGCAAAACCATCAATTTTATCATCACTTTGAAATAGACATCCAAGAACTCCACTTCGTCCAGTGCATCATGCATAATTAACAGCATAGAATACCCTGAAAGAATAACCGTTAGTTTCTTCAACAGCCCTAAAAGATTAGCCTTAAAAGTGAAATCCTTATCTACAAAGTAATGCAGGTAAGTCCCAAGAACATGGTCTATCATCAGCACGAATAGCACGCCATAGAGGAACGATAAATCCGTGGTGTAAAGCCCTGAAAAATACTCAAACACCGAAACTGCCACCGCAGGAAGCATACACAATTTGAACGAAGCATTTATCTTCACAAAAAGCCCTCCTCTGTACAGCAACACCAAATTATTCAAAACAAACTCCCTAATATTCATCATTTTAAACTTAAAAATTGTATTAAGCTCAAAAATAAATACTCCCTATTTCTCTTCTAAATAAAAAAAGCCCATTTTTAGAGCATATCTAAAAATAGACTTTTTAAAAGCGGTTTTTTATTTTGTTCTTTTTATACGACCTATAAATATACCATTGACCCACCTATCATACCAAGTTCCTATTTCACCAAGCCTTGGATTGCTGTTTGAACGAACAAATATTTCTCCTGTATATCCTTTTTCTCCAAGCACACGAATATCTCCTTGTATAATATCCAAAGCGATATTTTGCCTTTGGTTATTTTTCGCTTCTAACTGTAAGGCTACATTTTCATCGTTGGTAAAAGCGATTTTAGGAGTTCTATTGTGTTCTACTTTCATGGCAGCACCTACATTTTTAGGGTCTGATGAGGGAGGTAATGTTCTTCCTATTGAAACCTTCTTATAACCCGTTCCACCTATCAAATCATCATCATCATAGTTTTGAGTTATTCCAAACATTTCATCACTTAGATACATATCATTCTTGCCTCTTTCACCAGCAGTCAGCCAACCTTCTCTTATATTGACTCTTCCTATCTTCCCCTCTTGAGCATCTATTTTACCTGAAATATCTGCATTTTCAGCAATCATCTTACCATTAGCCAAAACTCTGAAAGGTGCATCGTCTTTGTTTTTATAACCAGCACCAGCGCCAAACCTTACACTCTCTCCTCCCTTGTCAGTAACCCCTGAAATAAAAGCATTCTGATTGTCTTTATCATCCCCAACAGAAATAATATTAGAAGAAACAAGACCGCCCTTAATAGATGTGAAATTGTCCGTTTTTTTCTTAATATCCCCTATATCTGCATTTACATGCTCCCCTGCTTTTACGGCAATTTCTTCTACATTTATAAGGGTAGATTTGATTTTTCCGCCCTCTATAATAGTATTCCCCAGCATTCCTTTCTCTACATTGGAAGTAGTTGTCCCATCAGGCATTACAAATGTAATCTTCCCTGAAATCTCCCCTGTATCCAAGTCTAAATAAGTCTGCCCATTTAAGGATTTTATTCTCCCTGCCGTGATTTGTCCGCCGTGCATCGTTACATTGCCATACATCGCCTCTGCCTCTCTCTTTCCTCCCTTTGGTGTGTAAAGAAGATAACAAAGGAAATAGTAATAATCAGGCATCTCATCAAACTTGATTTTGTCTGTTGTAATATGCCAACTGCCTGATGTTCCGTTTTTCTCTACTTTCGCATAAACATAATACACTATATCCAGCAGGTTCTGTTGCTGCAATGGTAAAAGCTCCCAAACCTTAATATCCTCTGCGATAGAGAAATGAACCAGCCTCCCCCCACTAATAGAAACATTAGTTGGCTCTCCATTTACATTTGGATTTAAAACCACATCCTCCAACACAAAATTCTGACTTCTCGCCCCTACGCTTAACATATTGGTGTCAATAGAGTGCGGTTTGATATGGTCTGGGTCAAAGTGTCCATCGGTGTCAAAAATGCTGTCTTTCAACTCCAAAATGTTTTTGTAGCCGTTTTTGTAATTCTCCCTGATAACCTGCGTTTGAGATTTTACCACCTTTTTCGTGTCTTTAATATCGTTCAGAACATTCGCTGTAAAACTCACTTCGTAAGTGTCAGCAATCTCCAGAGTATAACTAAAACGATTTAACAAATCCCTTGTCATACTGATAATACGGCTCGTTTTATCAATCTTTAACGGATTGTCTACCACACGGATATAATCTCCAATTTCAAAGAAAACAGTGCTTTCGTTCCCTTTCTTTTTCAAAAACATAGGGTCTATTGCGACGCTGTATTTTGTGTTGTTTTGGGAGAGTTTGGCATATTCGTTTTTACCTGCTTCCAAAAGCTTCTCCTCTGCCCTTGTGATATACATTTCAGGCATCACAATATCTGTTATGGTAAATTCATCCCCTACTTCAAAACTGAAAATGGTATTATTGTCAGGGAATTTTTGTCCCCTTTCATCCGTAAACTGCTTTACCTTAAAGCATTTCGTAGCGTGGTTGTATCCTGTAAGCGCAAGAAGTTCAAAATCATATCCTGCTAAATTCCCTTTATTGAAATGTAGTTTTGCTGGTGTCCCTGCTATCAGATATTTAGTGTTTCCCTCTGTGTCTTTCTCCATAAGGTCAAAATCCATATTAGAAACAAAAATCTCTTGTGTTTTTGATGCTTCATCAAATCTTCCAACCCCTGAAACTATCCCTTTGAAAGTCGGTTTAATATCCTCAAAGACCTTAACCGCTTCTTTCATTCCAAAGAGTTTTATTTTCTCATCATCTTGCAGGTAATCCCCTTGTGATTGAGGCATTCTTAATTTTTCAGAATAATCCCTGTATTTAGATGGAATATTGTCTGAACTCCCATATACATAGAGCCTTGTAACCACATCATCCGCTACATTATCCCTATTGATAGAGTAAAGACCATTACCCTTGCCATACTCAAAAACAAAATCTTTGGTATTTCCTATTTTCTTAATGTTAAGGGTCTTTGCTCCAGTATTTACATCTTCTTTGATTTCAAACTCAGTGTCAAACTCCTTGCAAATCTTTTGCAGCACAGCAAGACAATTTTCATTAGAAAAAGTAAGTGTTTTTCCTTCTGTGTTTTTAGGATAGTCTCCCAAAATCCAAGTGCCATTTTCCACAGAATTGATATTGTTAATCAATACTTTAAGAAAAATATCTATTTCGCCTGTCAATGGAAAATCCGCAGAAGTCTGAAAACCTGTTTTATCAAGGTTAAAATAAATCTTCTTGCGCAAAAGATACTGCGCCCCCTCAAAAGTCAAATTGTAGGAATAAAAACCTTGTTCTTTTACAACTTTTGGCATTGAATTGAGATAGAAAAAACGACCGCTATATTCTATCTTATCGCCTATATAGAAGTCCAAAGGAGATTTGCTTTCTACCTTAATGTCTATTACATCCTCTGAAAGAAGCACCTGCTTGTGTTGAGAACTTACAACCCTCCTAATGGGTCTTCTGTTATTTAAATTCAGCGTTCCTGTTCTTTGTATTACAATCATGGTTATTGATTTTTATCAAATGTTTTTATACTTTTTTTACAATGATTTTTGTCTATCGTATCAAGAATGAATACCAGCACTTTACCAGCAAATGAAAGCGTGTTATCCCTTTGGTTTTTGCCCAAAACCGAACTTATAGTTTCCTCCATGTTTCCAAATTTATAGCCCTCTTTTTTCTTTAAAGTCAAGTTGAAAAGAGTTCGGAATTCAGAGTTTCCGAAGCGGTCTAAATTGACCGCCGAACTCTTGAAATAGCCTAAATCCTTAAACTTTATCGCCACAGCCAAGAAATTTAACAGCGACAAAGGAAGAAACAGCGCCCACGCTATAAGGAACAGAAACAGACCACCGATAAACTTTCCTATGCTTTTCATAATTTATCTAATTCCTCGTTTTTCGTTCTCACAAAGTCAGCCAAATACCCTTGGATTAACTGCAATAGAGTCGCTCTGTTGTTTTTCATCAGCCAAAGCATATACTTATAACTGCTGACCTTTATCGGCTGTGTTTCTGCCGTAGGCTTACCCTCTTCATCTTTTACAGGAACATTGATAAGTTCGTTCTTCGTTCCTCGCAGGTAACTCCAAGTGTCTTTGTAAACCACCCATTCAGGTGCAGGCAGTTGGATGTTGATTTCCTCGCCAGTTTCTTTGTCTTTTAGAATCTGCTTGTATCCGAACATTACAAACTCGTTTTCGCTCTTGGCATCCAAGTTTATCACTCGGATAAATCGGTTAAATTGCGGAAGTTTCGGATGCGCTTCCATTGGCAGCTCCGCAAGATAAAGTGGCGTGTTTTCTACTTCCTCTAAAATCCCCTGCACCTGTTTAGGCACGATTAAGTTTTCGTTCATGATATTTGTTTTTTATATTATTGAATGTTATAGCTTATATCTTTTATTACAAAATCCGCAATGGAAAGGCTTGAAAATAGCGTTACAAAATGGATATACTTATCCGTGTTTTGCGCTGAAAATGTAGTTAAACTCATTTTTCCTGTGTTTTTCATTATAGCAAAAAGCGTAATCAAACCACCTTCTTTTATAAGATAAATATCCGCAAATCCATCAGTTTCGTTAATCTGCACTGATGAGGTTGCTCTGTTATTTACGCTTATGTATTCACCCCCCCATTTAAACTCCGTTACTAAATCATTAGACAAATCCGATTTAGGCGAAGAGTCAAGAACATCAGCGAAGTGAATAGAACCTATTGCTACATTAGGTCGAAAAACCTGAGAGCTGTTGTAAGTTCTAAATTTAAAAACCCAATTTCTGTCCGCAGGCAATTCTTTGTTTATCCCAATAGAATAAAGCGCTTCGCCCTCGCGTGTAGCCATATAAACATTATTCCTAAATTCAGCAGGGAAAACATTAGACCTCACACCTACAATCATTCCATCACTCAAAGTAACAGGCGTAGGCAGTTGGTAATTCTTGGTTATCAGAGCTTGTGGGAATCTGCTTCTGTCTAGTGTTCTTACAACCATTTCAGAAGCAAGAACAGGCGTAAATCCTATATCTTCCAGCTGTTTTATTTTCTCTATGGTATTTTTCAAATCTTGGGATATCTGCTGTCCTGCTGGCGCGGTGGCATTGATACTGGATAAAGTATTCTTCACGGTCACATTGATAGTCGCAGGAACATTAAATGTAGTAGAAACCTTCGCAGTGTCTGAAAACCCTATCTGCTTCGTTGTGGGATTATACATCAAATAGCCGTTGAAAGCCTTGTCGCTTACCTTGTTTTCCAAGTCGTAAGCCCTGCTGAATAGTTTGTTCAGTAGGAAATTCTCTATCTTGCCCTCGGCATCCTGCACAAGGAATCTGTCAAAACTATTGTCAGCTGACTTGTCAGTAAGCCCCTTGATAGAGTAATAAAACCCTGCTGTGTTAATAAACCAGTTTGCCCCAAGAGTAAGCCCAGCACCATTTGTTGAAGTAAGGTGGCTACTTGCCACATTGCTACTTGCTACACTACTGCTCCCTCCTCCGCTGGATGCAGGAATAAATGGTTTTATTGCTTCGTAAAACTTTTCAGCTTCTATATTAGAGGCATCTACACTTGCTCTGTTTTGAATTTCACTCTGCATACTTCCAAGTCTTCCATTGTCTGCTTTCCTGTCTATTTCAGAAAAAGTCTTCTCAAAACTCTGTCTTAATTTTGCTTCTGTAATTTCTCCGTTGCTATTATCAGGAAGAAGCCTTTTGATTTCTTCCAATGTTGATACACTGCTCATTTATTTTATGTTTTTATATTCTAAATCCTTTATTAAATCCTTTTGAAAACGCTCCTGTGACACTTGGAGGAATCGGAATATTTCCGTTTTCGTTTTCTTTTTGTTTCCAAACTTCCTCGCTGTTTGTTGTCAATCCTGTGATTTGGTCTACATTCCCTGAAATAGTGATGTAATGCGTGGTCTCGGCATTCGCTTCTGCGTATTTCAGCCCTGATAAAACCCTGTTAGGTATTGTTTTGCTGACATTGACAACGCCTTTCAGGTTTTCCTCTACGCCATCAATATTTAAAACAACCCAGTCAGGCGAAGTAAAAGCCATATTCAAAGCATTTCCCTTTAAAACAAAGGTTCTTTTAACAGGGTTAGGGTCTTTTATCTTCAAAGTGAAAGAGCCGATAATTTCGCCGTTTCTTATCGTTTTGTTCAGCTCTACACTATCAGACAAATAGACATCATAAACCAAAACTTTTCCAAAATCCACGACCAGCCGAGCAAGACCCTCTTTGTCAAATTCAGACATAAGATTATCAAAATCAGCCTTTGTTTTATGCCAATTTTCACCTCTTATCCAACCTTTTAACTCTATCTCTCGTTCATCATACTTCGCAGGAGAAAGGTCTATCTGTCTGCCGTGTTGTTCTGCCCAATCATAGGTTTTTCTTGATTTAGGTTTAGGTTTATCCAAAAGCCCTTTGGAATCTGAAATATACACTCCAAAATCTTTGAAAAACTTTCCGTTTAGGCTGTAAATCACTTCACTCATTTTCTGTAAATTATGATTTTAGCATTGTCCAATTCTTCTACTTCCACTTGGGCATTGTCCAAAACATCAACCGACAAAATAGCATAGTCTTTCGCTGTGATTTTGACCTTTGAATTGTGTCTGATGATGATTTGAGCAACTTCAAAATTGTTATACACCAATTCCACATTAGAGTCTCCGAAAACAGCCAGATGAGTTATGTTTTCTAATATTCCTGAAAAGTCCGTATAAAGACCATACTGCATAATTTCATCTCGGTATTTTCTCAAATCTTTCAGTTTAGGGAAGTCATGTTCTTTCGCCCAATCATCTCCTTTGAAATACATTTCGCAAAGGTTTTTAAGTGTCGGTTTGGCTTTCATTTGCTCATACCATTCGTTACACAGCCCCTGCGCTTTTGCGTGTTCTATGATGTCATTCATAATTATTGGTTTTTATTAAATTCCACTTGCTCTAAGGCTTCCATCTCCTTTTACCTTGTTGTTGAGTTCAGATAAATCTTTTCTCATCTGAAACAGATTAAATGTATTCTGCTCTATCTTAACAAGGGAATCAACAGAGTTTTTCATCGCCTCTAAATTTTGCTTTTGATTCTTTAAAATCTCGCCTGTGTTTATCCTAATTGCATTAAACTGACCTGCTAAAACACTCGCTGTTTCCTCGCTCATCCCCTTTATTGCGCCTTTCAGACTATCATCATTGCTCTCAACCCCCTCAAAAATCTCCTTATACCCCTCTAAAAAAGACTGCATCCCTGCTCCTGCGCTTTTAACCTCTGATTTAAATCTTGCGATGTCTTCTTTGGATAAGCCTTTAAATACTCCTGTGCCGTCCTCATTAAGTCCAGTAGCCTTAAATAAACTTTGTAAAGTCCCCTGCATTCTTTTTTGCAACATCAGGTTAAGCTGGTTCTTTACAAGGTTTTTTACCATATCATTGGCTACTTTTTCCAATGATTGAGCAGCGTTTTCTCCACGACTAAAAGCATCTACCAAAGCATCCCCTACCTTTGATGCTGCACCTGCTAAATCAGTCTGCAAAACATCTTTTATCACTCCTTCTTTCAGGTCAGAAATAGCCCTGTTAATTGAGCTTATCTGTCCTTGCCAGTCTGATATTTTCCCCCAGTCGGTTTTCTTTTTGCTCCGTTCAGAATCAATCATATTATTTAGACTTGCTCTCTGCTGTTCTAAATTCTTGATTAAGTTGGTTTGGTCAGAATACTGCCTTGCATTAAACGCCTTGTTTGCTGCGTGGGATAACTCTTCATAGGCGGTTTTCAGTCTGTTCAGCGCCTGCTGTTCTCTTTGGATGGCTCTTTCTTTCTTCTTGTCTCCACTTAAAGCCTTGAAAATAGAACCTATCATTTTGATACCTGATGCCACAGCGCCTACAACATTTCCACTAACAATGTTTTTTGCCAAGTCTATCCCTGAATTAGCGATGTTGGTAATGTCTTCCATAGCATCTCTTGCAGCATCACTCATCCCCCCAAAAGCATCCGCCATGTCGTTAATCCCTTGAATAGCCTCATTGAACGCAGATTGTGTTTGATTCAAAACATTGGCTAACTTTTTTCTTTCTTCCGCCGATTTTCTTTCTGCTTCAGTAAGTTCTTTTTGTTTTTTAATGATAGCATCAATGTTTCCGCTATTCAGCGCCCTGTCAAACTCTTCTTTGGCTTTCTTTTGGTCTGCCAAAGCGCTTTTATACTCTTTAAGAGAATTGATTAAAGCCTTAAATGGGTTTCTTGTGGTAGCCGTTTCCAGTCTTGCGATGCCATCTTTTAACCTGTCTAAATCATCAGGCGAAAGGTTTTCTTTGTTTTCTTCCTTAAACTTTCTGAAATGAGCTAAAATTCTTTTAAGGGTATCTTGGGAGAAATACTCTAACTCTCCAAAAGCGATTTTCCACTCATCACCACTCATAAACATATCCATAGACAAACTTCCCAGTTCTCTATTTTTAGCATCTTCTACCCTTTTCTGCTCTGCTTCGGTCTGCGCTTTTGTCATCAGGTCGGCATATTTTTTGACAATGGCAAGTTCCTTTTCTTTATAGGTCTGATGCTCTTCTAAAAACTGGCTGTAAGCCTCTTTATATGCTTTTTCCTGCTCATTTAACCTGTTTCGTAGTTCTGCTTCATAGCCCTGACTTCTCTGCTCTGGCGTGAGGTTTTCTATTTCCTCCTTTATTTTGTTTATCTTTTCAGAGAAAGTAGACATACTGCTTAACTGCTCATCTAAACTCTCTTTCCAATTCGTAAAAGGGTCTTTCTCCCCTGTAAGGGAATCCAAAATCTCTTTCAGTTTCTGCCATTGGCTTATTTCATCATCAGATAATTTAATCCCTGATAATTGCTTTTTGTCCAAAGCATCAAACCTGCTTTTAATCTCATCAAAATAACTTTTCCCTTTCAGGTCAGAAAACTGATTTTTAGCTGTTTCTTTTCCGTATTTTGCTTCTATCTGATAGCGAACCTTCCACTGCCTTTCCAGCTCTGCTATCTCTTCATCAAAAGATTTTTTGATATACAGCTTTTTGACTTCTGCTATTCGTTTTTCCAGTGCTTCCCTTTTTGCAAGCAGTGTTGCTCGTGTTTTAGCATCAGAAATCAGTGTTTTATTGTTTAATCTTTCGTTAATTTTAGACAACTCGCTCTCCAATGCACCAAGTGAACCTGCCAACGGAGCATCAGCTTTGGTTCTTCCGCCTGATTGTTTTTTAGGTTTTGAGGATTGTAAAGGATTATCATCCCATTTTTTAGCCAGAAGTCTGTATTTATCAATTTCTTTGTTTTTTTCTTTGATTTGGGCTATTTCAGTCAATTCGGCTTTTTCCTCTTGTAGTCTTTTTATCTCGGCTTCAACCTCGTTTTTATTTAAGTCTTTATCGGCTTTTTTATGTGAGCCTTCCTCTCCTATCTGTAAAGCGTTTTTAACATTGCCTGCTTGATTTTGGACATATTTAAGCCTTGATATAAGCCCAGCAAAGTCCAGCCCATCTATTGCCGTCTGCATCTTTGCAAATTGCGCAGGGATTTCCCCAGCCTTTGCCTTTGCAGTGTCTAATTCAGGATGCGTTTTCTTGATTTTCTCTATTACATCATTTATCTTCTTTTCTTCATCTTTCCAATAGTTTAACTGCTCTTCTAATGGAGCATTTTGGGACATAATAGCCTCCGCTCGTGATTTTTCTGCCCTTTCTATATCAGCAATGCCTTTCCTTAATTCTTCTATTCTGCCTGATATTCTTCCATCTGCATCATCTACATTTAAGTCTTTTAATTTCAAAAGGCTATCCATCTCTTTCTTCATATCCTCCAGAGTAGCCTCTATCTTTTTGCCCTGATTCTTTTCTAATTCTTCGTTGAGCTTTTTATGAATCTCTGTAAGATTCATTGCCATAATCTGCTCCTGCGACATATTTTTGAAAGTTTCAGGAGCAATCTCTAAAAGTTTCTTATAAGCTTCTTGCTTTTCGTAGATGGTAGCCGTTTCGCTTTTAATAGTCCCAATTAAATTTTGAGCCTCATTCTTATAATCATCGGTTTCTTTGTTAATCTTCTGAAGTTTCTCCGCTCCGCTTTCTAATGCTGTGTCCAGACTATATAATACCGCTATAAGTCCCACTGTTCCAGCGATAGCAAGAGCGTAAGGGTTCGCCATCATAACAGCATTTAGTTGGCTTTGCAGAGCTATTTGTTTTATTGTCGCTCCTATCTGTAAGTGTCTTGTTGCAACATCATAAACCCCTTGGATATTAGCAATTTTCATTACTGCAACTTGGGTAATTACCGCTGCTCTATATGCTCCATAAGTCCCAACCAATCCTGCTAATACTACGCCTACTTTTTCATAGTTTTCTACAAGGAAAGTGATTCCCTGTATCCCACTGGATAAAAAGCCTTCTGCCTTTTCACCTATCTTGTTATACATCTGCTCAATAGCATCCTCCAAGTTGGCGATTTGTCCAGATAATGAAGCTGACTGCTGTTCCATCAAATTAAAGAACAAACCACCTTCATTAGTTAGGTTGTTGATAACGCTTTGAACCTCTGGAAAACCTACCTTTCCAGCAGAAATAAGGTCTTTTACTTCGTTTTCAGCAACACCCATTACCTTTGCTAATTCAGCAGTCATAGGAATACCAGCGTTCATAAACTGGTATAAATCATTGGTCATCAATTTGCCCTGTGCCTTTACCTGTCCATAAACATGAATTAACTGCCCCATAGGAACGCCAAGCCCTGCCGCCACATCTCCCATTCTACGAAGTGTATCTACCACCTGCTCGGCTGGAACTTGAAACGCTAAAAGCCTCTTTGCTCCATCGGTAACATCTGTTAAACCAAATGGCGTTTTCGCTGCCAAATCCACCATTTCCCCCATAAGAGCCTGTGCTTTCTCTTCGCTTTTGAGCATCGTGCCAAAGGCTATTTCAGTTTTCTGAAACTCTCCCCTTACACCGATGAGCTGTTGAGTGAAGCCCTGTAAAGCCTGAACAGAGAAATAAGCCCCAATGCCTATTGATAGATTCTTAAAAGCGCTATCCATCTGCTGGGTTTCCCTCTGTGTCTGCTGGGTAAGACCTAAAATATCTTGGCGCATCTCTGTAATGCTTCTACGCCATTCGTTCATATCTATTCCAGCACCGAAATATAAAGCCCCTTGATTTGTGTTCATTGATTATTAGTTTTTATACATGTTGAATAACTCTTCCAGTTCTTCCGCTGTTTGTTCTTCATAGTTTATTACTTCTGTCCCCTCTTTTTTCTCCGAGTCATAATATGGAGTATCTATCAGCATTCTTTGAACGATACGCCAGTCTATTTCCCAAAGCAGATAATCTAATGTCCAGCCGTAATGATGGCATATTTGCCCCATAATGCCGTAGATAGATTTTATTTCTTCTCTATCGGATTTGCTTTGGTCGGTCGGTTTCCGTTCATCAATGCGATAGAGGTTATAAAATTTGCATAATTAGCAGTCTTTAAAAGGTTTTGAGCAAATTCTAAAAGCTCATTAGGTGTATAGTTTTTCAGGAAATACCACTCTAAAAACTTTCTGACAAGAAAATTATCTGCAAAGCACACCGCCATTGCCTTTGCTACATTCTTTGTGTTCTTGCTAACCGCCTGATACTGCATAGCGATTTGTTCCTGAAAACTCCCTGATGTCAATAGTTCTTCATCTATTTCCATTTTGATGAATATATTTGAGAGTTTGAGCATTCGCCCTAAACTCATCTTTTTGCATTTAAAAGTTTTCTTGATTCCTAAAACACGAACCTTTATCTCAAAACCTTTATCTAAAAGCAGGTTGATTTCTTCTTGTTCTAAATTTTTATCGTTCATATCTACATTAAAAAAAGCCTGCCTGATAAACTCGCAGACAGGCTTTAAAGAAAGATTAAAAAAACAATTAGCTTAGCGTAAATCTTGGCTCTCCCTCTTTTTTAGGGCTTAAAACTTTTGCTTTTACCTCTATTGCCATTAGGTTTTTCTTCCCAATGTCAGAAGTGAATTTAGCCGTGATAGACACCCTTGGGAATTTAAATGTTTTCCCTTTTCTTGGTTTTAGCTCCAGCGATTTTTCAATCGTTACAGGCACTACAGGTGCTTTATAAACATTAGAATCTATGCTTCCCCCAAACACCTTTACCACAGTGTCAAAATCATATTCATAGATGTTAAATGTCAAATCAACATCCCCTTGTTTGTATTCTACATGGATAGGGTTATCATGCTCTTCCACATAGAAAGCCGTTTCTTCTTGGTCACCAAATGTCAGCTTACAAGAATCTTCTGCTGTTTCTCCCAATGGAGCTAAAACAGTTCCCATACCTCCATCAGAGGCGATATCTCCAACTTTTATTGAAGCAATACCGATATTTACTTCCTTTGCCATAATATATTGATTATTAGTTTATTGGTTAATAATAAGCGTTTAGGCTTATTCTAAAATTATAGTAGTTAAAATTATCTTCTTCAAATTCCTGATGATTAACAACTTCAAGATTGAATTCATCTTCCCAAACCTCACTCAATGCAGAATAAACAGCATCTGAAATTTCTTTAAGGCGCTTTGCGTTCTTCTGTTTTTGGGTTATCCCATTGTTTACCTTTACCTCAATCATCGGAACATAACAATTCACATTAAAAACTCCATTCTGCAAAAAATGGTTAGTCATTGTAAGGGAGTTTATCACAATATCCTCTTTTTGGCTGTTAGCTGGGCGCTTATCTTTGTAGATTTTACCACTGATAACATTGTTTATTCCAGCCTTTAAAAGCAGGTCTAAAATCCATTGTTTGCCATCTAATACTGTCTTCTTCATTTTAATTGTTTTAATAAATTAGGCAGATATTGGGAAGCAAACTGCTCTGCGCTGGTTAAAACTACTCTGCCCTTGCTCTCTACATAAGAGGCGTATCTCATACCTGCTACTACCACAAGGGAAATTCCTCTTTTAGATTGAGCAACTTCAACAGCGAGAGTTCTGCCATATTTTAAAGGGTCTTCATTACTTGGCTCTGTGCCATGTTTAGAAGCATTAAAGTTCTCATCTACAACCTGACCATCTACTGAAACTACATATCCGATAGAGTTACGGAGGTTAGCCGTGTGGTCTTGGTAATTTCCATTTTCTTTCGCTTCATTTACAGCCTTTTCGCCTACCCATTTAAGGATTCTGATAAACTGCTCCTCGGCTTGGCTTTCTGCGTGTTGGAAAATCTTTTCAAAATCCCCCATATTAAACCTCGGTATTATAGCCATATCCTCGTGTGTAATTGGTCTTTTGTAAAATTTACGACATCACCCTCCAATCTCAGTTCTTCCCCATTCCAAACCTGCACTTTTGTGCCTTTGTCTATGTTTTTAATAGACTTCGGAGCGTATATTACAGAAGTTTGAATATAAAACTCGCCATCTTCGGTTTGTTTTTTGGATGTTGAACCTTCATCTCGGCAAACTCCAAAATCCACCCATTCTGATGCTCCCTCTGTCCATTCTGCCGTAGACTCATCAAAATATCCTTCAGAATGAATTAGCGCTTTTAGTCTGTATGGATATTGCTTTACTGCCATCTGCTTGTAATGTCTTTTATGCTGTTGTTTTGCTCCAATATGTTAGGTTTACCCAATTTCCCACAAAGAAAATTGTAATAACTTCTGATTACATCCTTATCAAAACTAACAGAATAACCGCCCTCTGAAATACTGCTTGGCTGCATCATAATGTCAGGGATTACATTGTAGAAAAACAAATCCAAATTAGTCTCTCTCCCTACCACATCAGAAGAAGAAAGCCCCACTCTTTCAAGTTCAGCATCTATTCTGTCCGCCGATAAATCCACAGACCAAGTCGCCAATTTTTCCTTAATGTAATCCCCTATATTCATTATGAAAGTTTAGTTTTCAAGATAAGTTTTTGTCTTGTGTTGTTAAGCACTGGCGTAGCAAATGCTGTCCCCTTTGTAAGTACTCTCATTGGGTTTGCTTCTCCCAATACAGACACTAAAATGAAATCATTAACAGTAGTTTTTGAAGTTTCATTTAGGTTGATTCCTGCTTCTGGTGAAATGGTATATTGCGTAGCACCGAAATCTGTTGAAGTTGCCAAGTGGATGTTTCCAAGTTCCCAACCGCTGGTAGCTGTGATGCTTCCATCTTTCGCTTCCTCGTTTACATAACTTTCCCAAATGGTAATCGTTGGTAAATTTTGAGCAGCCAAAGCTGTGTTCAACTGAACCAATGTAGGCTCTTGAGAAATTCCTAATGCATTTTGCGCAAAAGATGCTGTAAATGCAATTACCTTTTTAGACTTCACAAACTGATTGAAAGTTGCCAAATCCATTACCGCAGTAGTGTATCGGAATCCTTTCTTAAGTGCTTCTGCCTGTGCTTTTCTAAAATCCTCAATAGGGTCGAATGTATCCTTGTTCGCAGGTAAGAACCAGTCCAAAGATGCATTTTCTGTTTTCACTTTAAAGTCAATTTTCACTCCATCCTTTACGATGTATTGACCTTTTGACAATAGCGATTTACCCATATGCTCCAATCTTGCATTGATAGCATCCACTACAAAAACACCATCATCATAAATAGCATTGATAAGCTGGCTTTTGATGTTAGCATTATTAGGATATAGAGCAACAGCGTTTCTCAATTCATTGATACGGAAGAAATCTCTTTCGTTTTTAGACCTACCTACTTCAATCTTTGGAATTTCTCCCTTAACCTTTTCGATAAACTCTCTCCCTTTTAAAGGAACATTACTGTCTAATGCTACCACATCAGCCATTACTTTTGCTCCTAATTCTCCCTCCAAGTTTCCAAATGTCAGCCCTGCACTAAAAGCTGTAGGGAAAAAGTTGAAAACCTGCAAATTCCCAAGCGGATTAGAATTAAGGATTGCTCCCATATCCGCCTCTCTAAACTCTGGAATAATTGTATTTGCGTTTATTACACTCATGTTTTAGTTTTTTAAATGGTTTTTAGTTTTTACCTCCTTAGATTTGAGTAATTCTTGGCAATGCTGTCTTTAAGAAAGCAGCCCCTGTTTTTTCTTTATCAGGCAAAGCATTTACTCTCACTATTCCTGCTACTACAATAGAAACTAATGGATAGTCATCTATCACAATATCAGACATTGTAAGCCCTACGGCATCTTTTACATTCGTTGCAGATAACGCAGCGTTTATCGGCTTATAAGTTCCGTTTGTGTGCGGAACTACTACTGTCCCAGCTGGAATAATTCCATCTGTAAATCTTGCTGATGCTTCTGTTTTGTCAATATGCACTCCGCCTGGAATGGTAGCATCAACTTGGTCAAAGACAACGATTTGTCTTCCCTTTCTGAAATCTGTGTTAATTCCCTTCATTGTTTTGAGTTTTTTGTTTAATATACGCCTGAACATCAGGGCTTACTTCTCCTGCTTTAACATTGTTTCCACCAAAACTTGGAGGATTTACATCTCCTAATTTCGTGTCGTTTAGTTGTTGAAGAAAACCAGCCTCTGCATCTTTTACCGAGTTAGCAAATGTTTCTATTTCTTCATCGTTTTGGAAAGTTCTCCCTGCGATTTGAAGCTTGTAGAAATTTTCATTTACTCCCAGTTCATTGAGTTTAGAAATCAATTTCTGCTCGTTGCTTAAGTTTTGCTTGTCCTTTTCGAAGCCCTCTACTTTTTGCGTTACTGCTGTGAAGCCTTCCATTAGTTTTTTTGCCCATTCAGGCATCTCTTCATTTGGTTTTGGTTCTTCTTTTTTCGGCTCTTTTGGAGCAGGTTCAGCAGGTTTCCCTTTTTCAAGTTCTTCAATCTTGGCTTTGTAGGTTCTGTTTTGGTCTGCTATGGACTGCTGGACTTTCAACATTTCCTCTACCCCCGCAACAGCGGTTTCAATTTCGCTCTCTTCTTTGACCGCTCTACTTAAAAACTCCGCAGTAGCTTTCAAAACATTTTCACTTAACCCTAAATCTTTGTATTTAGTTTTAAGTTCCTTTAAGATTTGTTCAAACATGAATTTATAATTTTATTTATGCTCAAAAATACTTTAAATAACTTTGGTTATTTATTTTAAAATAAGTATTTTAGCCCCACAAATTAAAATTTAAATTTTAAAAACCGCTTTTTGATACAATGGAGAATATTTTAGATAGGAAAGTAACGGATTTGACTGTTTTTGAATCGATGAAATACGCTTACCTTGTTTCCATTTCATCAAAAATAACAATGAATTTAGCCGACTTTTGTGAAGCAACAGGACAGGATAGAAGAAAAGTTTACGCTTTATTAAAATCAAGATACTACCCTGAAAAGTTACTCTCTGGCGGATATGGAAGTTTGAAACAGCGAAAAAGTCCAATATTTATAACCGAAGAAGTTTTAAAATGGTTAAGATAAAAACACAATTAGAAAGCAAGTTAGATTTAGAAAAGAGGAAAGAAATTATCACGGCAAAAGCAAGTTACAAAGGACAGGTTATCATCCTCTTTAAAGCAGAAGTATCCAATGGCAAAGTAAAAATATTATAATCATGAATAAAACATTTAATTTTTCAGAATTTTTGATGAACAAAGGGTTTACTTTTACGAATTATGGAACACATAACCTCCATGAAATAAAAACAGAAAAAGGTTATTTTTGTGTAAATCTACAAGGCGAAACAATGACCACAAAGAACAGCGAACCCGAAAGCCTAAAAGTAGATGTTCCTACGCCAACAAATGAAAATGAAGCCGAAGAATGGCTGGAAGAATTTTTAAGCTAAAAGCTCTAAGTTTTGTTATACTTTATTTTTCTTAACTATGCCACCAGTTCTGCTGGTGGTTTTTTAATGAAAAAAGCCCCCATAAAGGAGGCCGAGTTCAATAAATAAAAAATGAAAAAAGATAATATATACTTTTTCAAATATAATTTATTTTTTGTGATAAACCTAATTAAAGATTATAAAAAAAACTAACTTATAAACTTTAACTCTTGATATGCTTTTAGGTATTTATTTAGTCTTTCTCTATCTTTTTCAGTAATATAGAACAGGCGAGTAATATCCATATTATCCCTCAAATCATTAAGTTTTACTTTTATTGCTAATGGATTAGTCTTGACACGACCTATAAAAGCATCATAATCTTCGTTTTCCTGTTTTGTTACACATTTTAACGCAGAAATGATTTCTTCTGAAAAACCCTCATTTTCTAATTTTTCAAAAGTCCAGTCTGTATCTTCTACAAGGTCGTGAAGAATACCGCATATCTTTTCCTGATCCGTTTCTCCTGCATCCATCACTCTGATAAGGTGTAGAATATATGGCTGTTCCGATTTATCCACTTGCTCCTTATGAGCACTAACTGCTATTTGTACTGCTTTTTCTAACATCAATTAAAAATTTTCATAAGTTTCTTTATCAATCAATTTACCACTCATACGAGCTTCCATCACTAAGTTTGATTCCCATTTAATAGAATATTCTTTTTTCTTTCTGAATTTAGCAAAACATTCCATTTCATCATTCTTTCGAGTGATTTTAATAACAACATCCTGCCAGTCCTCATAAAGATAAGTGTCTTTTGATTTTTCGTAGTTTTCAAATATTTTTTCGTGATTACTCATCTAAAATTATTATAATAATTGAATGACAATTTTTCTAATTCCTTTATTTTAACTAAACCATCAATATTGATTTCTTTTTGAGCTTTCAAAACTCTTATTTCTTCGTAATATTTATGCCCTAATCCACCTTCTAACCCCACTTCTTTATTGATTTCTTGCCACCTCTTTTCTCCAATGATACGGATTGCATCACTTGGTTTTTCTTTAGCATAAATCATTTTATCAGTATTGAATTGAATTTCAGCGTAAATACCATTTTTGGTTTTTATATTAGACAAAATACCGCTGTAACCAGAATAGTTTTCAGGTGTTTGAATTTTTACCCTTTCAAATATAGGCATTTTTTTCAAATATTCACTAATGTTTTTTATTTTTTCTTTTGGCAGTATCACTGTAGCCCTAATAGAATCTTTTATTTCCTCTACATTTCCACCCAATTCATCTTTTGCTTTACGCAAAATAGATTCTCTACTTTTAATATTGATTGGAGTAGAATATCCTCCCAAGTCTTTGTTAATTTTAAACAATACATTAGAAACTTCTTTGTTTGATGCTTTCGCTTTTTCTATTAAACCAGATATTCTACTCTCTAAATTCGTGTTCCAATACTTCTCGTTTCGCTCCATAAACTCTGGCTTGCGCTTCCAGTTCTGCATTTTATCCTCATTCTCCTTTATCCAATCTTTATATTGCTTTGGTACATCAGCTACAAAATTCTCTGATGTTTCAGGAGGTAGATTTAGCCCATTTTTAAGCTCACGGATAAACTCTGCATCCGTTTTCATGATTGTTCTGCGGTGGCACATGCAGTTCACATGCCATTTGTCCCACTTGAAATCTTTGGGATATACGCCTTTCAGCTCATCACACATATCATAAATTCTATGGCTTGGCGAAAGGTGTATTTCCACTCCTACAATATCATTATTCTGCTCTATTCGGAGTTGTTCAGATGTCCTGTATGCGGTATTTATTTCATTTCGTGCAAGTCTCATTGCGTTTTTATATGCCGACCTATACACTCCCTGACCTACATGATAGTAATCTGTATTGTTAAGCAAAACAGCGTTGCCGTGTTTATCTCTTATTTTCTTGTATAAGGAATTAGGATTGTTAAGGTGTTTTCGTATTGCCCTTGCGAGAGTGTTGGCACTTTGTCCCTCTGTAAGGCTCAAATCAATAGCTAATTCCAGTTCTTCTTTGGCTTGTTTAGTGATATTCCAAACTCTATCAGAAAGCGTAAATCCATTTGTTTTCCTTTGCTGAAAAGACAATAAAGCCCTTGCGTTTTGTGTGTTTGCTGCAACTTTCAGCAATTCCTTTTGGAACACTTCTTTTGGGATTTTGTTGGCTATTCTTTTCAGCGTTAAGGCTTTCAGATAATTGTATTTTTCATTAGCAAAATTCCACTGCCTTGCTGAACCAGTAGAGATAATTCCCAAAAGGCTGTTTTCGTATTCGGATAATATTTGGTTTATCCTTTCTGTTATCTTCGGATTCTTTTTAAACTGGAATAACTCTTTTTTGAGTTTAGTTTTTACCACCGCAGAAGCCGTTTGAGAGATAAGCCTTTGAAAGGCTTTCTCTACATCACGGATATAATGCTCCGTAGCAATACGGTGCAAGTTGTCATGGTTCAAATCAAATCAGTTTTTATAAAAATTGCTTTTCGTTTTGTTTTTCTGTGGCTTGGAGTTGTTCATCTTCTATTTCCTGCATCATCATTTCAGGATTTTTCACTCCTGCTCGCTCCATTGTGTGTTTTTGAGAGTAGATAGGTTTATTGCCGTTTGCCTCCATCAAGAAACGGATAAATTCCGCCTCGTTATTGATAACAAAAGGAGTGATTACTGGCTCTACATCCAAATCTTCCTTTGCAAGGCTTACATTCATCATTTGAAGATAAGATTTTATAATACTCGCTCTTCTTTGGAACGCTGGAATATAGATTGCCATTTTCTCCATTACTTTAAGATGAGCAGATAAGAATAAGAACTCGGCTGAACTTCCTGCCAGCATATTACCCAATCCCTGCATTTTGTCAAACGAAATATTAGGCGTTGCTGTAAAGTCGTGGACATCCCTTTCAAGTCTGTCTGTTTCTTTCGCAAGGCTTTCATTTGCGTTAGATGGCGTTACAAAATCAGCATCTGCATCTTCCCCTAATTGGAGAACTCTGCCTGATTTATCCTTGCTCATCTGCCCCTCTACCTTGCCTCTTAATTTTAGGATAGGGAAAGCAAAGCGGTCGTTACTCTCTGCTGCGTAAGAATAGATTTGCTCTAATCTCTCTATTGCTGTCTGAACATCCGCCCACTCTACGGCATCCTGCTTATAGAATACCACAGGGATTTTCCCTATCGGATTGCTTTTTCTCTCTATCTCTACCCATTCATTTTTATATTCAAATCTTATGATTTCATCCTTGGTATAGACCTCAAAGTAATTGATTTTGTCTTTGGTAAATTCCCTGCTGAAACTTACTAAATCATCATTGTCATCAAATACAGGATAGAGTTTGTTTTTATCAGGAGTTAAGACCTTTGCTTTAAGTCTAAAATTAGAATTAAATCCATAATAGTCGTTAGGTTCTGTGATAGGATACCAAAGCTCTGCACATTCTGTAAATCTGCCCACAGCAGTAACGATTTCCTTGTCCGTGAACTTCATTTTGTTTTTATCCAAAACCTTTATAAAGGCATCATACAGATTAGTATCCTGCGTGTTATTGGTATATTTTACAGGTTCTCCACATAGAAAGGTAGTTGCAATGCTTACTATTTTCTTTTGGTAAGGAAGCCCAATTCTATTAAGCGGAATAGTAGTTGTTTTGATTTTTTTATCTCCATTTTCATCAATATAATCAGAGGTTACCTCTCTATCAGGATAGCGGTATTTGTTCTTAAAAATCTCATGTTCTGTTACGATATATTCCTTATTAAATTTCCCAATATTTGGGAGTATCCTCTCGTTTTTATATTTTTCAATTTCCTGAATAGCGTTCATGGTTTTTATTTGTTTTTACAAAAATATTAAAATAAGCAATATAGATAATGTTTATTAAACAAAAATAAGTGATTATAAGTTTTATTTAAAGTAAAAGTTTAACTATTTTACAAAAACGAAGCAAGATTATTTAGATTGTTCCTTACAGGCTTTTTGAAATCAAAATAACAGCGCATTAGTATCATATCTCTATAATCAGGAGAACGACCTAAATTCTGTTTTATACTCTCTTTCCCTAAAAGCGTAACGACATCAGTATCTGGAATCCGCTCTATTGTATCCAGTTCTTCTTTTATGTATTCTTTCTGCTGTTCGGATAGTTCAGCGGAAATATACATTTTATTCTCATTGATAATCCTCTCTGCTAAATAAACCAACATTTGAGTTTGCTGGTTTCTATATTTAGGTGTATCCTTTCTTCCCTCGCTGACTTCTTCATCAAAAGGTCGTGCGTTATTCACAAATCCTACCACGCCTAAATTATCAACCACGCCACCACCTACACCATCGGCATCCACAACGCAATTAGATTTAGGAATGTTATATCTGCTTTGTAGTGTTTGGATGCAAGATTGTATTTCTGTAGTTTTGCTTATTTCAAATTCATAAACTTCTATCAGTTCCCAATCTTCCCAAACACCAATAACAGCCTTGTCAGAACCGAACCTTGCTACATCGGCAGTGATATATTTTTCTTTTCCTTTTTCTATATGCGAATTAGTAAAGACTTCTAAAATCCTATCATATACACAAAGTTTATACGGATTGTCATCATACTCCCAATTACCTTTCAAAAGCCTTTCTTTCTTTGCTTTGTCTGATGTGCTTTCCAGCTGCTCTATATAATCCTGACCGATAAACGGATTTTCCTGCACGAAAGCTTGTAAAAAGGTTTGTTTTTCTGTAAGTTTTCCCTCCAAAGATGGCTTGTAGAAATAAGAATACATCCAGTTCTTTTTAGGGTTGCAGGTAATGAATATTTTAGGTGTCAAGTTATACTCATCATTAAGATGCCTCCCTACCCTTGTTTTTAAAACATCAAATGCACCAAAATTAACCTCTCCTCCTTCCTCTATCCAGCCACCTGTATATTCTACCGAACCATATCGCTCATATAATGGGTCTCTTGGAAGATATCGTAAATCCAGCATATCTATTTGAGATCCGTTTTTAAAGCGAATAAAGTTATCCTGTCCGTTGTAGGCAAACTCTGATTTAGGGATGCCGTAAGCATCGCAAACCTTATAAAGGGTAATAAGGGTAGACATACGAAGTCGCTTTAATTCTTCCCTGCCTATAAACCATTTTGTCTTTGGAAATGCCAAACACTGAAACACCAGCCACGAAGCACCAAGCCAGCTCTTCCCTCCTCCTGCTGCACCACCATAAAGAAACTCACGAGTAATATTGTTCGTAAGGATTTTTAAAGCCTGTTCTTGCTTTTCGTTTTTCTTTCCCTCACGAATTGTTATAAAGTCAAAAATCCCACGAGTATAAGCGTGGGTTTTCAAACCTAATGGGTCAATATTACTCAGAATGTTCTGCATCCGTTAGCCCTTTTTCTGCATTTATCAATTCTTTTATTGCTTCATCAGAAAGTTTGGAATAGTCAAAACGATTTTTATTCTCTACCTCCATTTCCACCTCTCGTTTGTCTCGCCACATCTGTGGATTTCTGTTTTTAAGCCAAAATATCTGTGCCGAAGTCTCTGGCGGATAGTAGTCTTCTACCTCTATTATTTCCACCTTTTCCTTAGAGCCTTCTCCATTTGTTGTCTCTCTAATTTTAATCGGCACTTGTCTTTTCTCCCTATATCCTACTGCTTTTTTATAGAGCATTGATGCTACATTAGAGTCAGCATCCTCTTTTCCCTTTTTTAGGGACTCCGAAAACTCAGGGTATTTATTCTTCCATTCGTTTAAGGTTGATTCTGAAATCTCAAACAAGTTTGCTATTTGAGTATCAGTAAGTCCAGCCAAGCAGTATTTAAAAACCTGCGGAACATGGTATTCTTTATTGTATTTTGTTGGTCTTCCTATATTACTCATTATCTATCAATTCTGCGAGTTCTTCGCCTTTTACAAATTTAGTATCTCCGTTTAGGTGGAATCTTTCTAAAAAGAAGACTTTGTTTTCATAGCTGTCAAAAGAAACCATGAAATAAGGGTCTCCTTCATATACCGCACCTTCTTTTACCTTTTCTTTAATCTCTTTGATTTTTGCTTTCTTTTCTTCATCGGAAGGCTCGTTGTCGCTCTCTACCTGCTCTTCCTCTCTTGCTGCCTCTTTCTTCTCTGCCTGTGGTTCAAATGTTGGAATATCTATTTTAATATCTACTGGGATTTCTACTTCTACGAATGACAAATCCACTTCATCCAATCCAGCAAGATTTACATCAATATCAGGAATCATCAGGGCTAATTTAGCGTAGTCCATTTCTCCCTGAACGGATTTAGAGTTGAAGAATATATTTAATTCCTTTTCTGTTTTTAAATCCACATTGACAACTTCCACTTTTATTTCATAGTCGTTATCTTTTGTTTCAGGATTGTATTTATTTACTTCATCTGCTATGGATAGTTTTTGATGTCCTGAAACGAGGTTTTTAGTTTGCTCGTTCCACACCATTCCTCCTATGATTCCGTTTTTCTTTATGTTGGCTTTGAGTTGCTTTCTTGCCTCTTCAGATATTTTACGAGGATTGTAGTCAGCAGGAGTTATTTCACTTCTCCAAACTATTTTGGTTTCACTTTGTTTTATTTTGTTCTGCATAGTCGTATTCAAATAGTATTCTTTCTACATCAGGATATTCTGCGATAACCTTTTTAAGGTCGTTCGGTTCGTTTTGTCTGCACCAAAGGAGAAAAGACAAATCCATTATATCTGTCCCTTGGCTTCTGGTGTTTCCAGTGTTGCCGTATTTTAGTGGTTCTATTAGGCGTTTTTTCTTGATGAAATTTAATACATCTTTATTTTTCCATTTAGAGAGAGGATACACCTTTTTTGTCTTCTCGTTGGTTATCTCATTCTCGTAGCCTCTTAACATTAAGCGCCTATTTAGACTATCAGACTGCTTAAACCCATATACCGCCCATTCTATACCTGTTTGCTCTATGATTTTGTCAGTGATTTTTGACAAATTATATTCAGCGTATGGTATCTGTTCTGTATCTGCGATGCCCATTTTTTTGTAATTATAATAGGCGTAATGTGGTGTCTGTATGAATTTAGCGTTTTTATATCTGTTTTCAGCCCATCTTATAAACTTATTGATATGGTTCAAGTCTTTAACCATGTACATATAAACGCAAATTACCTCTTTAAAATGAGGGCTTAATAACTCAAGTAGAGCGATACTATCTTTACCTGCGCCTGAATGAAAGAGCAAAACCCTTTCTGTTTTTTCAGAAAGAGTTTTGATGCTTTTCAAAGTAGAATTTAACAACATTACGAAGCATTTGTTCTAAATGAAAAACTTCGCCCTCTCACTTTCGCCCCGTTAGGGTAAGAATAGGTTGTCGCCTTCTTTGAAGAGCTACCGCCTTTTTTTGCTGGTTCTGCCATAGTATTTAAATTTAATTGGTTATTAGTTTTTTAATGGTTAGATATTTATTTTTTCAATGATTTTGCCTAAATAAATAGTAAATACTGATTCATCAGGTATTATTTTGCCGTTAATATCAAATTCACCGCTTAACTCTATATCTTTAACCTCTACTACGATTTGCGGTGCGTTCTTTGCGTAGCCTCTTTGAAATTTCAGTGTTTCATATTTTTGTAACCCTACTATTTCGCCTTTTTCATCTACTACACAAAACCTATCAATCCAAAATGGCTTAAATTCTCTGTATTCTTCAGTCTTACGCCCTGATAAAATTTCATCAAACCAATGGTAGGTCAAAATCAATGTTGATGCTCTTTTTTTTGCTTTCATTTTTTTATTTTTTTAAATCTTTCTATTGTTTCTATTATTGTTATTCTGTCGAACTTAAAGCCTCGCAAGTAGGCTAACCGCTCTAATTGTTCAAATCTTTCTGTGCCTATTTTCTTTATTAGGTTTTCTCGGTAAGGTATCAAATTGCCGTGTTCATAGAGGTTACATTGTATGCACTGGCTGTGAATATTATCTAAATCAAACCTCACGCTGCCATAATTACCCCTGCTGAAATAATGCCCTGCATTGCATTGGCTTTTTGATTTCAATTTTTTGCATGATATACAAATAAAATCGCCCTGTTCATTTATCGCATCTCTTTGCCTTACATAGGCATTTACAAGTTTTTGGGCTTCTTCTATCAACTTGCCCAGCTTCTTGTTTTTATATTTTTGTATTGTTTTTGCCTCTATCACACTACAAAGGTCGCACTAATATAATGAATTCAAACTAAATAAAGCGGTTTAAAGCGCGAAAAATCAAACTTTTACATTTTAAAAACCGCTTTTGGCGACATTATACTAAATTAAATTTCTTGAAGCATCTGAATTCATTTATTTCAGTGTCAAAATAAACCTGTACAGTATCATTTTGTTTACGCTGGTTTTGTTCTGTTTTTGGCATCAATTCAGGGCTTAATGTACCCCACGCCTCACGAATTTCGCCATTTACTTTTTGAAAGTAAAACCGCACTATTTTAGTCTGCATTTCTTTTTTTAATTTAAAGTTTGCCCACGCTTTTTTCAAACATTCTGAAAAGCTGAAGCCTGTTTGTTTGAAGAACTGCCAAGCAAGGCTCATAATATTTTTTAGGTTTATTGTTTTCATTTTTTTTATTTTTTTAAGTTAATATTTAAATTTAAGCGATTAGCTGTGAGTTTAATGCACCCTCTACGAGTTTCGCAGTGTGCTGGCTTCTGATTTTTTCAAAAGCCTTTTTGGTTACAGTATAAACTTTGTAACCTTTATCTGAAAGGTAGCAGAAAGACACCCCACGCCCCTTTAATTCAAGGTTTGTGTAAAGGCTTTTATATTGCCCCATTGTTTCAAAAAGTATTTCTACTTTTTCAGTTTCAGATGCTGAATATTTAGCAACTGCATTGTTGTGCTGCTGAATAGCAATGCCATTGAAAGCCACCTGCCCACGCCCGCACTCTTTCACTTCTAAAACATTCAGTTCAGCATCATAAGCAACTGTTCTGAACAGGTCGAATGCTACTTGTGTAGTCTGAACCATTACACCTGTGTTAGTAGTTTCTGTTTTTCTAAATCTATTTATCATTGCAGTTGCCATATCTTTTTTGTTTTTTTAAAAGTTAATATTTATTTTTAAAAGCCTTTTTATGACTTGCTTAGGTCGGTTGGGTTTAGTTTGAATACTTTTGAGTAAGATATTTTTTTACTTCACTGGTGTTTTTAAAGTTTGGTAAGCCTTTTTTAAATTCTTTAAAATCTTTTTCGCTAAAGTTTTCAAGAAATTTTTTAAGCTTTTGAAACCCAAGCCCTTCTCTTTCAAACACGAACTGTAAATAAAATTGTTTGCTTCTGCTAAGGCTTTCATATCTTCTAAAACCTAAAGAATATTCTACATTTGGGTCTGGTGTAAATATCGCCAGCATATCTTTTATTTTTTCTACAACATCATCTGTTAGCTCATAAGTTGTAATTGTTTTCTTTTTCTTGTCTATTGTAGTTACATAAGTAGTTGCCATATCTTTTTATTTTTAATTGTTATACTTTGTTTTAATTTTCTTGTGCAAATATAATACTTTATTGAAATATAAAACAAATAAAATTATACTTTATTTTAACATCTTAGCGTAACTCATTGATAATAAGTGCAATTATTTTTAATTTCATTATAATACAATATTGTATTGTTTTACTTTATAATAAAGTATTATATTTGTATCATTAAAACAATCATTATGAAATTACTTTTTAAAGAAGTGGCCAAAAGAAAAAACATAGAATTAGGTAAGGTTGCTGAAAAAATAGGTATTAGTTACCCATCACTTTTTAAAAGAATGAACAATAATCCTAAATTTAGTTCTATACAAGAAATAGCAAATGCTATTGGCTGCGAAATTCACGAACTCATAGAAACATCTGAGGGATACGCACACTTCTACGATGATAAAACAGGCGAATGGTTAGGAATCAGAAAAAAATAAACTGTTTTAATTATGGCGAATTTGCCATAATTAGAATTTAAGCATGATTAAACATTTTTTAATACACCCCAAAAACAAAGAGGAGATTTTATACAAAAAGCAAATAGCGAAGTTTATACCTCGCTATTTTTTGCTAATTCCCTGTTAAGATACCATATAGCCTTTTCCAAGTCTTCCCTAAACTTTGCTGGGTCTTTCTTTCCTGCTCGGCTGATGTATTTCACAGCGTTTCCTAAATTGAAATTCAAATTTTGGTCTTCTATAAAGTCTATTACTTCAATCTTCCCAGTGTTGTAATGGCTTGGGTGGTCTACTTTTTCTTCAAATACTGAATCGTTCATGTTTTTTTACTTTTTAATTTTAATTCTTCTTGCGATTAGTTCTACTATATCCACTGTTACAGCATTCCCAATCAGTTTATATCTGTTTGTTTTAGCGATTTCTTTTGTTTCTCCATCATAACAGCCCCATTTTGTCCAATCATCAGGAAAGCCTTGCAGTCTTTCACATTCTATTTCTGTAAGTCTCCTGATGTTGTTATCTCGGTAAGAATACCTAATAACTGGCTGACCACTTCCATCTGTTCTTGCTCTGGCTGGAATTGTAGGAGAAACATTCTCTTTAATCCCTCTAAATCCCTTGCCATCATTATGAGTGCGATAAGTTCCTACTTGTATGTAAGTATCTTCTGTATTCATGTTTCCATTAGCTTTTAGTGTTCCACTAATTTGGGTTTGAAATTGGTGTTTTTTTTCTTTTCGAGAAGCAAAATCATCTTCTCCGATAGGAAATACTCCGCACTCACTTCTTTCTGCAAGATGTCCGACAAGGTATATCCGCTCTCTATTTTGGGGTAAAACCCAGCTTGTATTAAGCAGTTGCCATTCAAGTCTATAACCCCCAATGTTGGCAAACGCTTGCAGGATTGCTGTAAAGTCTGCGCCAGCATTTGAGGAGAATGCTCCCTTAACATTTTCCCAGACAAAAACACTTGGTCTGATGTCAGTAATGAGTCTAATTGCTTCTTTAATAAGGCTACTCCTGTCTCCTGTAAGCCCTTGTCTTTTTCCAGCAAGGCTGAAATCTTGGCAAGGCGACCCGAAAGTGATAATGTCAATTCCTTTAAAGTCTCTTCCGTGAATAGTGGTAATATCTCCGATGTATTTTGCATTTGGAAAATTGTGTTTATAATTAGCAATGGCGTGTTTATCTACCTCACTGAAATAATGCTCTGTAAATTCATATCCTGCTCGTTTAAACCCAAGAGAGAAACCTCCTGTGCCGCTGAATAAGTCTATTATTTTCATTTTACTTATTTAAATTTTCAAATCTTAATCCCATTGCGTAGGATTGGAGGTTTATTTTTTTGTGTTGAGGGTTTATAATACTATCAAAACTATCATCCTGCCACTGGAAGATGAGGTTTTTGGGCAAATCGTTGTCTATATCGTAGATTACATCTTTCGTTGTAAATAGATAATCCCCAAAGCACAAAAGCCCCATTAAATCATCTCCTACGGCATAGTCAAAGAACACTTCATGTTTCTCCTCAAATAGTCTGATGTATTCTTTTAGAATATCATCTAATTTTTCCCTTATTTTCATCACTAGATAAAAAATCAATTAAATATATTAATACAAATATTAAATTTAAAAATCCAAAAAGAATAGTGTAAGCTTCTCTACTTTCCTTATTCCATTTCAATAAATTGAATGACAAGTTGAATATAGAAACACTTAAATAGCATATGATATTGGTTATTATAATTACTATTATAAATTTTCTCATAATCCTAAAACTTTTATTTGTTCTTCTGTTAGTGGTTCAAAGTTTGCGTAATAGCCAAACTCGTTTTCAAACGGGTAGCCTTCGTATTCAGTGTTATCATAAGCCAATAACTTACATATTAGGAGTACATCTTTGTCACTATCCCAAAACTTACCCCGCTTTCCTACATACTCTTCATAGTTCACAGGCTTTTCTTGGGTAAATCCTTGCAGAGTGTATTCCGTGAAAGAAAGCATTTTTGTCGCTAAATACTTTGTAAAGTGTTCAAGTTCTTCGCTTGATTCAAACCTTACAACGCAGACAGTGTAAATGTCATCTACTTCTTCCCAATTATCGCTGTATAGGTGTACAATCTCTCCCCAGCCTTTGAGATAGTCAAAAACTCTATCTCCTACTTTAAATAATGTTTCCATAAGTTTCGGTTTTTTATTCTTTTTAATCTTTTTTTGGCTTTTAACCTATTCAAAAAGTTCACTACAGCTTCTAATGCTAAGAATACAGATATAAAAGCGGATAATGTATTTATAATAGGCGTAAAGCTTGCTAATAACATGACACCTACATACCAAGGTTGTTCATCACTCTTTATCTTTCTAAGACTTAATATGAAGGCTATAAAGCCACAAATCAAAGAAGTGTAGAAAGATATTCCATAAATATTTTTAAACATTTCTATAAATTTCAATTAACCTTTTTAATAATTCTATTTTTGCTTCTTCATAAGTATTACTTGTAAACATTGTAATTATATCTGTGTCTGTATTTCTAATTTCAGAATCAAAGAAAATGTTACCTTCAATTAAATCTTCTTCAATAGTAATGCTGTGAAACAACCCCTTTTCCCTAAACCAAGCAAATACTTGCTCGTAGGTTGGGACTGAGCAAAAATCTTCTCCTAATTTACCATTACTACGAGGTTTGATTTTTCTAATATCAATTATTCCCTTGTCATGAACCTCTGAACTTAGTATTAAAGTATTATGAGGATTTAACACAAATAAACACGGTTCATTAAATCCTATTTCTTTAAGTTCCTTCGCTATTTCTATTGGAACTAAAAATTCTTCGTAGTCTGTCATAATAATGGTTTAGCTGTTTCTATTAAATCTTTAAAATTTTCTAAAAATTTATCTCTAAGTTCTTGTGTTTTGAAAGTTAAGACCCTGTGTGATGAATATGTATATGCACTATTAATTTCATTATCATGAAAATAAACACAATGTTTTTCTCCACCATCGTCCCAATCAGGCTTCCAACCATCATTATATCTATCTCTTAACTGACATAATTGAGCAAGTGCTAAACATGCTTCTGCTTCTTCTTTTGTAGGAAAAATGTTTTTATTTTCTTTATAAGTATAACATTCTTCACTACAGTCTTCAATTTTACTAAAAGTACTAACACAGTATCCTTTTACAGTCATTAAATCTTCCCAACTCTTCGGAAGTTCTTTTTCAACCTTCTTAAAAACTATATTTTCAAAAGTTGAATTTTCTCTGTCAATTTCGTAGCCTTCTGGCACCTGTATTTTTAATTCTTTTGTTTCCATTGTTTTACTTCTTATGTTTCAGGTTGTTAATGAACTCCTCTAATAATTCTAATTGTTTCAGGTTTAGAGTAGGCATCTTACCGATAATGCTACTCATCATCTTCTCTAAATCTTGCCTGTTGAGGTCGTCCTTTTCGCTTTTTACAGCGATTTTATAAAGGTCTGTGTTGAGCATCTCCATTCCTCGCATAAAGTCCTGAATAAATGGGTATTTCATTGCAATATTTGAAATGGCGTTCAATTCATCTATCAGCTCTAATTGCAGGGCAGTAGTGCAGTAGAATTGTGCTACGATAGACCTTACTATCTTGTGTTCCTCTATTGAGAGGCTTTCAATGGCTTTTTGTCTTTGTTTTTGCTCGTATTTGGCATCTTTGATTAGTTTTTTCTTATGAAAATTGGTAAGATGCATTCCTGCTATGTTCATTTGCTATTCTTTTATGGTTTAATGTGTTATGTTCTTGCTTTGTTTTTATCTCTTTCTTGAACTGTTTGTAAGGGTCTTTCGCTTTGCAGTTGCATAGGAACAGCACCAGCGCTATTAGTTTTATTGTTTTCATGCCTTTCTAATTCTTCGGTTAATTCCTCTATTCGGTCTTCCAGCATCTTAACATCGCTGCTCCATGCTATAATCACGATGGCGATTGATAAGATTAGGATTAAAACTATTACTATCATTTCTTATATGCTAACATTTCTACTGTTTTGTTTAAAACAGGATGGTAATTCACTAATTTAAAATCTTCATATTTCACGGATTTAATGAACTCCGCAAAAGGCTTGTCTAATTCCCAGTTTAAGTAATCTATTTGAATTTCGTGGGCTTTATCTTTGGCTGTTACCTCGCTCACTTCTTTTGCTAATTCATATTGATTGTCATAGAGGTGAACATTTCTTAAATCTCCTTCAAGGGCTGTGAATTTATGTCCTGACCAAATCTCAAGGATTTTACCCATTAAGAAATAAAACACAATGTTCATTGGTAATCCAAGCAAAGTATCTACTGAGCGTTGAGACCATTTAAGCATAAACCCATCGTCTTCTTTAATTAACTGATAGAGAAAGTGACAAGGTCTTAAACTCATATCGTTAAGACTATCCAATTGCCAACTATCAATGATTAAATCCGTTCTGTAAGGGTTTTCCTTAAAGTTATCAAAGACTTCGTATTGTCGAGCGTATTGGTGTCCGTAAATCTTACCTAATGAAAACTTATCATCTGCTTCTATTTCAGGATTATTTTTCAATAACTGAAGATACTCGCTGGATATATTTTGGTAATTACAGAAATCCGAATCCCAAAAGTTTACCTTTGCTTTCCAATAGTCCCTAATGTCTGTTGAACCTTTCAAGAACAGTAATAGTTCAGCCACAGCACCTTTAAAGTAAACTTTCCTTAAAGATATTACAGGATTATCTTTTGCAAACAAGAAGAAATCCGCGGTTGGTATCTGTTTTCTTTTTGTACCTTTTCTATTAGGGTCGTCATACTCAAAACCCTTTGTTAAGATTTTGTTTATCAAATATTTATAAAAATTATCTATCATTTCTTGTATTTCTTTCTTTTTTTATAATTGCTTGTTACTTCATTGAAAATCTCCTCGTTCCATTCGTAAGCCTTTACAGAACCCAAGATAAGCTCATTCACTCGGTTTCGGTATTCCTTATCCAGCCTTGTGACATAAGAGCCTATTTCCTGCAAAAATTTCTCTCTTAAATCTTTCACTTTGAGGTATCCCTCTGGAACATGGATTTTATTCCCTTTTGGCGTGTGGATGCTGTAATCTTTCGGTTTGTATTCTGATTTATCAAATTGCTCCTTTTGCTCCTTAATGACCTTCTTCTCTCGCTCCCAAGATGGCGAATATCCCATTGGAACAACTTTTACTTTTCGGTTTAGTTCTTTGGCTTTTTCAAGGATTTCTTTTGGGCTTAATCCTGCGTGGATTACAGCCTTTTTGATTTTCTTTACTGCTACTTTTCTTTTTTCTTTGTATTTCTCCACTAATTCTTCAAACAGGTCTTCATCCCATTCTTGAATTTGGTGTCTTCCATATTTTTGAGGTGTTTTCACTACCTGATAATCAGCCAAAGCCATTTTGCCTTTTGATGGCTTTAAAATCTTGGAAAACTTTTCAAATAATTGAGTGGCGATGATGTAGCCTTGTGGAATTTCTCGCTGTGTATATCCTTTCTTCTTGGCCGCCCTTATTGTGATGTGCTTGTCTACCAACTCATCGAATAGGTTTTTGTCCCATTCTTGGATTACACTCCTTCCAAGTCTTTTGTATCCTTTAATCTTTTTGTAATCTCTTATGGCGGTCTCTGCTTTTTTATAGCTCAAATGTTTGAAAAACTCCTCAAGCAGGGAGGCGCTTGTGATGTGTCCATCAGGTATATTAGGTTTCACTATATCCGTGTTCATCTTGATTTTGTTTGTTTTTATATCTTTTTCTCTGTTCTTTTCTCTGCTCCTCATAGGTTTTTATAAGGGCGTTGATATCTTTGCTTTTAGCGACCCTTTCAATTACTTTCATTGGGTCTTTTTTGAGTTCTTCCAGTGTCATAATCTCATCTTTTTAGGTTTATCTGTTTCTTCATACCAAGAGAGATAAGGCACTCCTTGATAATCTACCTGCATCAGAATAGGGTTAAATTCCAATCCTCGCATTGCCTTTGGACTTACGATACTTTGCCCTTTATCATTTTTGTCTTTTTCTACTCGGATGATAGTTTCACAAGTGTTTTCAAGTAAAGTTCCGATATGCCCTTTTGCTTTTCCGTTCCCTGTATCACTTCCGTTTTCGTGCAGCACTACACAGATGTGGGTATTATACTCTCCTTTGAGTTTTATCAGCCATTCGTTCAGTTCTGAACTCTCGGTTGATGAATTAAAATCCAGCAGGAAATGCACGATGTTATCCAAAATCACAAAACCACAATCTGGATTCTGTTTTAAGTGGGTTTCTACCAAGTATTTTTTGCTTGCTACTGGAAGCCCTGCGAGTTTGTAATAATCAACATTTCTTCCGCTTAACTGCTTAATCTGTCTCACTGCTCTTGAACAATGATAAGCGCCCTGTTCTGTGTCAAAAATCGCCATTCTGTTTCTTCGGTAGGTGCATTCCAGCATTCCGAATTTACCACCCATTACTGCCGTGCTTATCGCCCTGATAAAGGTTGATTTTCTTGATTTTGCCTTTCCCTGAATCATAGAGATGTTATCTTCTGTGAATATTGGCAGGAGGTTTCCTCTTTCATCCCAAGTGTGCAAAATCGGTATCGGCTCTGGTATATCCTCATCAGGATTGATTTTAAAATCTTCAAGATTGAGAACCTCACATTCTGCTTCTGGAATATTATTTAGTTTTATCGGCTCTATCAACATATCTTACATCGTATTCGTTTAGCTCCCTTGCCAATGGAAAGTTATTCTTTGCTATTTCTAAAATCTCATCTAACAACTCCGCCACTGCTTTGGTGGGTATTCTTTCATTTTTCGGTATCCCATTCATCGCCTGATGAACTCTTAATTCATCCCTTATCTGCTCAATAATCCAACTTTTGGGCTCCAACATCATAGAAAGTTTTTTAAGGATAACATCCGCCCCTGTTATTTCAAAAATTCCTTGTTTGTTCTCCGTTGCCACCAGCTTCTGATTTTCTTTGTTTTCTACTTTCCAGTGTTGCAGAATGTAGAACAGCATCAAACTGTCTTCTAATTCGGTGCTTTTAGGTTTTCCATTAGCAAACTCTATGATTTGGTTCAGTGCATCTACATCGTTTTGGTTGATGTATAGCGGTTTCCCATTCTTTGCAGCAAACTCAAATCTGTTTTTTAGGTATCTTATTGCTCGCATAATCTTTCGTTTTTTGGATTAAATCCACTACCAGCCTTTCAAAATCCTCGTTCTTTTCCAGTTCTTCATTTACCTCGGTAATAATCCTGTCCAGATAGTATTCCCCCGCTTTATTCTTCTTCCTGATGCCGTGAATGGATTTTATCGTATCAAACCAAAATCGCCTAAAACCAGCCTCTCCCTTTTGAATTTGTTTAAAGTAGGCGTAAATGCCTATCAGCCTTTCTATCGTGGTTTTGTCTATTTCTACGATTTTACGAACTTCATGATACCACTTGGAAACATTAGCATTCTTCACTGTGAGATTGGTAGGGTTTTCCTTTTTCCACAATTCCCAAAACCGATAAGCCACGAAGAGATAAAGTTTATTCCCTTGAAAATTTTTAAGATACTCGGGCAAATTTTTAATTTGCTCGAAAAGAATATTATTATCTATGTGTATAGTATGTTTAATAATATTCTTATTATTATCATTTACATTTACATTAGGTTTTGGTTTGGTTTCGTTTTGGTTTTGGTTTGGTTCTTGTTCGGTTTTGTTTTTTGTAGGTCTTCCCCCTTTTTTTCCGTTGTTATATCGTTTATTATTCGCTTCTATTTGAGGTATTACAAGTTTCAAAATAGCCCCTGCTATCGGCTTTGGATTTTCAGTTGTTTCTCCGTATAAGCCATACTCAATTATGGCTGTAAGCACTTCTCCCTGAATATCCCTCGGCAAATCCCTGATACTCTCAAAAAAACTGCGATAAAAAACAAAACTCTCTCGTTCCATTTTTTATTGGTTTTAATGTTTTAAAGAACTTCTACTCTGTCTAATTGTTTCTACTTTTCCTCTGTTTTTTACTTATTGTCAATATCTGCTTTTAATTTTCCCAGTGTTTCTTTTAGTTCATCTAATGAAGTGCTGAATTTTTTATAAAGAGTGTCGAATTCATTCATTAATTCAAGTAATTCAGGGTCTTCTTTTAAAATATGTTTAATACGGTTTTCCAATTTACTACCCCAAGGGGTACACTCTTCTGAAAAATGATGACTTTTGTTTTCAAATGCTATAATTTTCATTGTTTTACTTTATTTTTCATTCTAAATCTTTAATGTTACACGGAAAGCGTTTTCCGTTTTCTGTTTCATAAATCACAGCATTTCCACTTACGCTGATGATTTTTACTTTCGTTCCCTTTTTGCTGTAAACTACCTTTTTAAAGACTACATCTTTATTTAGTGTGGCGTATTGTCCTGCTTTCATTAGTCTTTAACAAATTGCCCATCAATCATTTTTCCTTTTCTGCGACTTATAACCTTGTAAGCCGAGTGGAAACACTCCCAAACTTTAAGGTCAAACCTGTTGGCGATTTGGTTCAGCAGGAACAACATCATCTGAACTGCGTGATACTTTTCTACGGAATCGTTAGTGAACTTCTCCAACTGCATAAGTTTATTGCAGTTGTCCAAAAGGAAATAAGGGTCTTGCGCTGTTCCTTTTGAGTCCGAAAGTTCTTCACTGCCGTTAGGAAAAAGCGTAATGCTCTTCATTTTGGCGTAGATAACAAGCGTCACCACTACATCGCCTATTGCATCTATTATCTCCTCCAAATTATCATCTTCTATTGCTGCGTGTAATTCTGTAATCTCTTCCAGTGTTTTAAGAAGCTGTTTTATCGGCGTTCCGTGTTCCATTATCCCTTTCTTCTCTGCCCAGCCCTCTACCAGCGTTTTTATATCTTCAAATTTTATTTTCATCTGTTTTTCGCTTATTTCATTAAAAATGCTCTTATAAACATTGTTGATATTGTTTATTTTTCAAAAAATAGTCTTATTGGTGTTAAAATGGTAAATCTTCATTTCCTGCATCATTAAAATCTTCTGGTGTTGCTTCTGTTACACTCGGAGTAGATTTCTTCATATTCCCTACATAGACTACTTTCTTTTTCTCTTCTTTAAATTCATCTTTCAAAGGGAGAGAGATTGATGCAATGTTGCCGTATTGGTCTTCTGTGTCGTTTATCCAAACATTCACATTTACCAGTCTTTTGCCGTTTTCTGTTTTAAAAGTTTTTACCTGTCCTGTTTTTAAAGCTTCTACTAATTTGTCATAGTCTATGCTTCCAAAAAATGATTGTGCCATGTTATGTTATTTATTGTGTTAATCTTAATTGCTCTTTTTCATAGCTTAATAGACTTCTGAGTGCATCCACCTGATGAGTGCAGGCTTTATTTATTCGCTCTGCCCAGTCTACCAAGAAATTCTCCTCTTGAGCTATACTATCCACCAGTGCATTTTGTGCTTTGGCGCTTAAAAAATTCTGCTTGGCTATTTCCAAAATCGTTTTAGAAATCTCAGATGCTTTTTTCTCTCTTAATCTCTGTTTTGCATCCGCTAACATTCTACCGCTTCGCGCCATATAGACATTGAGTGTTTTTATCCGTTCTATCAGTTCCTCTGGATTTTCTGAAACATCTACTTCTAAAAACTCTTGTATCTTTTCTAATTCTTCTTTCATTTCAATAAAAACTCTTGCTCTTGTGAAGCTCTACTACCTCACTGGTTTCTTTTTTATTATTGTCTATAAACTCCTTCGCCTGTTTCTTGCTCAAATGGGTTTCTATACTTCCGATGGCGTGGCAATACTTACCCTCTTCTTGTGCTTCCTTTATAGCGTTCAGCGCCTTGTCTTCATCATAATTATGCTCTACCGCATATAAATCATATCCTTTGGCTGAAATACCCTCTAAATGAGCCGTATCGGTAGCGTGGAATATTTTATAATTTTCTATAAAAATCCTGTAACCGCAATTCTGCACATCATGATAGAGTTTGAAAGGCGAAACCTTGAATTTTCCGTAATTGTAGATTTTCCCAATTTTTAAAACATCAATGTTTCTAATGTTTGGCAGTTCCTCTATCATCCACTCGCAACAAGCTATTCTAATACTTGGGCGCTGGCTTTGTAATTTTTGGAGGGTTTTTAGGTTGATATGGTCGCTATGTTTGTGCGTAAGCAAAACCAGTTGCAAATCCTCTGTTACTCCTTGCAAAGCCTTGAAAGAAACACCGCAATCCACCATTATGTTTTTGTTGTAAATCACGGCATTTCCCTCACTGCTTGAGCTTATTATTTTTGCCACTCCCATTTGTTCTCCGTTAGGTTATAAACCCCTCTTGGGAAATACCTTAAACTTTCCTCTGTGAAATCTGTATATTCAAACCCCCACTTATCTTGAAAATGCTCAACCATAATTTCTCTTGGGTTTTCTGCTGTTATTTTTACAATACAATCTTTATCAAGGGTGTGTCCATTGAAAGAATGTGTGTGGGTTTGTCCAAATGAAAAATATCTTGTTTTCATAGTCTAAACTTTATCAAAATCTATTTCTGCTGGCGCTTCCTCTTGTTCTGCTGATTCTTCTTGCTGGATTACTTCGGCATCTACCACTTTTCTTGACACTACTTCTGTCGATACATCAATGGTTTCTTCTTGCATATACATTGCTCCTAATTGGCTCGGAAATGCTTCTCGCAGCGCTTGAACTTTTGCGATTTTGCTAATCATGGTTGATTTTTTTTCATTCCATAAAGATTGTTTTTTATCGTATTCTTCAAGACTTACTTTCGCCACAATAGGGAACTTTCTATCTCTTCTGTATACTTCTGCCCATGCTCCTAAAAGCTCATCTTCTTTAAGTAGAAAACAACCCTCTATTTCTTTAATCTCATCGCCTCTTCTGATAATGATTCCTGCTCTTAATCCTTCATATTCTTTATTTGCTTCTGCTCTTTTCATTAGAGCCTCTTTAGACACCACCATTTGGGCTGGTTTGTCTCCGAATTTTATAAGGTAGGCTTCGTTTAGGAATGGATTTAATTGGTTGAACTTACATACACTCATAAACTGCATTAAGTCTTGGTCAGAAACTGCTCCGTTTCCTTTGGTCAAATAATCCTTAATTATTCTAAATGATAGGGTAACTTCTTGCCCTGCTACATCATAAGTTACTTTTGGATTTTTTTCTTCTTGTTTTGTTATTTCTTTTGTTTCCATTTTTATAAAATTTCTATGTTGTTTTCTATGATGAATTGTTTTAGTGCTTTAAGCTGCTCTATTGTTCCTCTTACTCTGAATTGTGTTTCTACCAGTTTTGGTGTTTCTTCTACTTTTGGCGCTTGTAGAATTTCTTTTGGCGCTTCTGTAACTGGTGTTTCTACACGATTAGCAAGGGCTTCTTTTTCTGCTTCTATTCTTTTCAATTCCTCCTCTTTAGCTTTCTTTCGCTCTTGGGTTTCTCTCAAAGCATTCGCCATATCAAGACTTTTCTTGTAGTCGTGTAAAACTTCGGCTTTAAACTCATCAGACTCTGGAATAGATTTTAACAAGTCTAAGTCTTTCTTTACGCCCTCTACAAATGCCGTAATGGTTTCTTTTAGCGACTTTTCAGAAGCCGAAAGGGTAACATTTAGTTTTACTTGCTCAAAGGTTAAAAAGTCTATTTGGAGGCTTTGACACAATTCTGTGAAGTAAGATTTCAGTCTTTCTGCCTTGTCTTCTTTTAGTTTGTTTTCAAAGTCTGAGATTTTGTTTTTGAGGGTATTATCTGCATTGTTGTAGTGAGTTGCGATAAACTCTTTATACTTTTCCTCAAACTCTTGATAAGGCTTCGTAACAGCGTTTTTGATGAACTTTCTTTGCTCTTCAAAGACTGCAAACTCTTTATTTAAATCAGTTCTGATGCCTTTAACCGCCTTTATCGTGTCTTCGGTTACCAGTTGATTTTCTAAATTCAAATCTGTTATTCTCTTCTGAACTTCTTCGCCTACACTTTTGATTTTTTCATAAATAATTACAGGCTCTTGCTGTAATGTGATTAAATTATTTTCCATTTTAATTGATTTTTAAGTTAAAAACAGCCCAGCGTTGCTGTTGTTTTCCAGTTTTCGGGCATCTGGGCTGTGTTACCCTGTATTTGTTTGTTTTCTTGGTAGATTACTTGCAGCAGGGAGTTTTTAAAACGCTGTCTGTTACCAGATTTCTAACATTTTTTTATTGTGTTAAATCCAAACAGCACTTGTTCTTTATCTTGTTGTGAATCGTTCTTTTACTTTTTTAAATTCTTCAGCTGTTGGCTTAAATTCTTCGCCCTTGTATTCTTTGTAGATTTTATTTAAGAACCGCAAGAATTCGGTCAGCTCTTTGTAATTCGTTTTCATAGGTGTTATTATTGCATAGGTTTCGGTAATGGGCTAAATCATACTTTTTGTTATTCATTACCCATTTTTTCCAAAGTCTTAATTTGTGTATCTTTTGTGTTGGTTTCATATTGTTTCTTTTTAAAAACCACCGCCCTGTTTAAGTTAATTTATGAATTGTATAATGAAAAGATTGTGGGCGGTGGCAGTTATAAATTATTACATCATGCCGTAGTTATAGTGTCTGAAAAGTTCTTCTCTCTGCTCGTGATATTCTCTTTCTTCTCTCTGTTCTTCTATCTTCTCACGCTCTCTCTTTGTGATGAAGTTCTTTATAAACTTGTCGTGTTCGCCAAGAGATACCACCTTGTCGCCATCAATGGTCAAAATCCATTCGTAAGCGTTGTAATCGTATTCTACACACCAGTAGCCGTTGTTTTCATCAAAAAATAAACCTAACCAGTCGTAGTTTTCATTGTCATAATCATTGAAACTTTGAGCCTCGATAAGTTTGCAGGCTGTTAAAAAGTCTCTTGATTTTGTAATTGTCATGTTTTTTTCTATCTTTGTCGTTGTTTTTAATGTTGTTTTCATTTGAAAATGATTTTAAGTTAGTATTGCTCTCAGTTGTCGCTGGGGGCTTTTTTATTAAAAAATGAAGCGTATTCTTGTTTGAATTTTTTTACTTTTTGTTTTTCTGTAAGTTTCTCATTATCAACCTCCCTCGTTAATATTTTGATAAAACTTTCTTTACTCTTTACGCTCCAATTTTTAATTAGTTCACCAACCGCCAGCGCCGTGGGTTCTTTTATTTTATTCAGTTGGTTCATTGCTTTCTGATTCTATTGCTTTATCTTTTGTGAGCCCTGTATGTTTTTTTGTGATTTTAGAATTCACACCATCTAAAAAGAATAAATGAGGCCTTCTGTCTAACCACTCATACACTGCTCTCTCTGACTTACCAAGCTCTGCTGCTATTTTTCTATGCTTGCTCAATAAAATTTCTCTCGCTTCTCTTGTTAGTTTCATTATTATTTATAATTTTGTATTGTGATTTTTGTTATTGTTTATTTATCAACTTTCACAATGCAAATATAAAGAACTTTATATTAAAGTTGCAAATAATATATAAAGAAATTTATATCAATTTATGTAATTTACTGATAATCAGTATTAAAACTTTTCATTATGGATTTTAAAGGGCGATTGAAATACTTTATATCTTACTTAAAGTCTAATAATCATATTAAAACACAAAAAGAACTTGGTTTTAACCTTGGTTTTGAAACAGAATCAGGCTTTTCACAAGTAGTAAATGGCAAAGTTCCTTTTTCAGAATCTTTATATTCTAAACTTGAATCTTTATATCCCTTTTTAAATATTGAATGGTTAAAAACAGGTAAAGGGAATATGTTGGCAGGAGTTCCGTTAGTTCGTGACTTATCGACCATCCCACAAGGCGAACTAAAACCAAAAGAATATTCTACATCTATAAAAGTGAGATTGGTAAGCAACAAAGCAAAGGCTGGATGGAGCGAAGGCTACTATAACGAGGAGTATTTAGAAGAACTGCCTTTTGTGATGATAGATGCAGATGAAAACCACAAGGGTAAATATTTAGCCTTTGAAGTAGAGGGAGATAGCATGGAGCCTGACTATTTGGAGGGCGATATAGTAATCTGCCGAGAGATACAGCGCCACCTGTGGGGTTCTAAACTGCATTTTAGGGATTGGGACTTTGTAATTGCGCATTCTACTAATGGAATAATGCTGAAAGAAATAACAGCCCACAATGTAGAAACAGGAGATATTACCTGCCATTCCTTGAATCCGAAATATGAAGACTTTGTGCTAAATCTTCATCAGGTAGCACACCTTTACAATGTAGTAGAAGTAAGACAAAAAGGAAGAAACAAGCGCTGGAACAGAGCAAAAGATTTTATGTAAGAAACAATCGCTGAAACAAACAGATAAATTTAAATCATTATGAAAAAAGCAATTTTATTTTTTGGAATGTTGGCATCATGTTCCATTTTCGGACAATTTAAACTCACTCCTGACAATTACAGAAGCGTAGAGAATCCAGATAAAGATTATATCGTTTTTGAAGTTCCTAATATGACACAAAAACAATTATTTGAGAAAACAAAAATGTATATAACATCTAAATACAACAACCTTAAAGGAGATGGGTATAACGAAGTTGAACCACAGCAAATGGTGCTTAATGTAACAGGAAGCAAATCTGCCACTATAATATTGAGTTTAGGAAACAACATCTGGAGAGCAGATAACAGATATGAAATAAACTTTAAGGATGGCAAAATAATGGTTAAGCCTTATCTATACTCTTTCTACAATGTTATGGACTACGATGGCAGCAGAGGGGCAAAAAACCTTTTCAATAAAAAAGGAGAAGCAAGAAAACAAAAAGCAATAGACCTTGCAGAAAGTGAAGTAAATGAGTTTTACAACGCCCTAATCAAAGGAATTTCAAAACCCAACGAAGACTGGTAAAAATGGACTGGGAGCAATTTGATAAAGAACTTGAAGAAGTAAGAGAACATAATAGACTTTGGCAGCAGGAATTTGATAAAGTTTGTGAAATCACATTTGAAGCAAGGAAATTAGAGAAACCCGATCCACTAAAAGCAATACAGCTTTATGAAAGCATCAAAAACACCAACTATGGCAATTTTGATACATTGGGAAGGCTAATTATTTTATACAGAAAAACCAAACAAAAAGAAAAAGAAGCAGAATGTATAGAATACAAAATAGAAGACTTGCGAAACAGAGAATATGACCGCAAAGAGTTTCTTAAAACAAAATATCCTGAAGATGCCAATGAAATCCAAAATTGCTATGACAACCAAACGATTTATACCACTCCCCAACTGGTTAAAATAGACTTCCACAAGAATATTATCAAACTCAAAGAGAGATTAAAAATAGTAAAAAAATAGTAAAAAAACAGGGGTTAAAACGGGATGTTGAAAAACTTAACTTACTGATAATCAAACTATATAATCGCTAATATAGTTTCCCTCCAGCTCCACAAAGTTTGTAATTTACTATAAATCAATACTTTAAAAACAAAGTAAGTGATTTATAGTAAAGAATAGTAAATTTTTAGCCTTTGAAGTAGAAGGGGACAACATGAAACCTGACTATTTGGAAGGCTATATTATCATATGCCAAAAAAGCATCACCTAATGAAATTCCAAAAAACATTTTTAAGAGTTAGGATTTCATAGTCGCTCATTCTACTTAATGGAAAACATTTATCTAAAATATTTTTATAAAACATAATGGAACTAAAAACAAAATTAGAACAACTACACCAAAGGGTAGATAATCTAAAAGAACAGATACAAACAGAAGAGGCTACTAAAAATGCATTTATCATGCCTTTTATACAAATTCTTGGGTATGATATTTTCAATCCAATAGAGGTTATTCCTGAATTTGTATGTGATATTGGCACTAAAAAAGGGGAAAAGGTAGACTACATGATAATGAAAGATGGTGAGCCTATTTTAGTTATAGAGTGTAAACATTGGAAAGAAAATGCAGACGCCCACAATTCTCAACTGCATAGATATTACCATGTTTCAAAGGCTCGTTTTGGCATTCTTACCAATGGAATAATATATAATTTCTATACTGATTTGGAAAAACCAAATATTATGGATGAAAAACCATTTTTAACCATCAATCTTGATGATTTAAAAGACAGTTCCATAAAAGTTTTAGAAAAATTCACCAAAACATCTTATGACCTTGAAAGTATTTTAGATTCTGCAGAATCCTTGAAATATATTAAAGCTATTAGAAAAGAGTTTGAAGCGGAAATAAATAATCCATCAGATGAGTTTGTAAAATTATTAGTAAATAGATTTTTTGACAGACCTTTAACAGCTAATAGACTTTCAATATTCCGAGAATATACCAAAAGAGCCTTAACAAGTTCTATAAACGAATCTATAAGTTCTAGATTAAAATCGGCATTAAGTATAAATGAAAGTATCCACGATACAAAAACAAAAGAGAACGGGGTAGTAGATTCAATAGATGAAAATTCAGAACCAAAAGTAATTACCACTGAAGATGAAATAGAAGGATTCCAAATTGTAAAAGCGATTTTAAGAGAAGTTATTTCCGCTGATAGAATTGCTCCAAGAGATACACAGTCTTATTTTGGTATTTTACTTGATGACAATAACCGAAAACCTCTTTGCAGATTACATCTTAATGGAGGCAAAAAATATATAGAGTTATTTCACAATGGTAAAGATGCAGGAGAAAAAATACTAATAAACTCTCTTGATGATATTTATAATTACAAAGCGGAACTACAAAAAACAGTGGATAACTACAAGTAA